AATCACGAAAGGAGGTGAACAACACAACAGAGAACTACAGGCTTGATGCCTGGAGCTGCCCAGGGAGTTGCTGTCTCGGGCTGCCACTTATCGAGATCGGAGATCTCAGAAACAAGAGTTAGGGGAAGGTAGTAACTTAGCAGGCATTAACATTTTACAAGCCCATAAAGGAGAAAACGCTTATGGCAGATCAAGTAAAAAAAGGCGCTTCTTTGGACCCCGCTGATGCAGTAGCCGGCGGACTTCTGGATGACGTGGATGTCACCTGGAAGAATGTGAAATACGAGATGTACGATTACGAGGGCAAGGCCGACGCCGCCCCGTGTCTGGCCGCTGACATGGTGACAGGCGCCGAGTCCAAGCCGGAAGACATCGTGCGGCAACGATGGTCCTGCGGCAGCGCGGACAACTGGGAGCCGTCACCGGATGGTATGTACCTGGTCCCGATCGGAGGCGAGACCGAGCTGCGGAAAGCCAGCAACGTCATCGTTCTCATGGGATCACTGGTGCAGGGTGGCTTCCCCGCGTCTGCTCTGAAGCAGGGCATGGCCAGCACGTTCGAGGGTCTTCAGGCGCACATGCGCAGAATGGAAGGCCCCAAGCGCGGTGACTTCGCCAAGTCTCCTCGGCGCGTTGTCGGCGGCAAAGAGTACGAGCGCGACAACAAGATCCTGCTGGTGGAGAGGGTCATCGCAATGCCCGGCCAGGCAGAGCCAGCAGCTTCGAAAGCCAAGGGCAAGAAAGCCGCGGCTAAGGAAGAGGCGGCTACTGGTACTGGTAGTGGCGGTGGTGCCGGTCGCGACGCCAAGGCCAAGGACCTCCTGACCAGGATCATTCTGGAAGGCGATGGCAAGGCAGTCAAGAAGGACATTCCTTCGCTGGGATTCAAGATCCTCGGGAGTGACCCTGACCGGAACAACGTCCTGGCGGTCCTGTTCAAGGACGAGTGGATCACTGCGAACGGGTTTGCAGTCAGTTCAGACGGAGTAATTACACTCGCGTAGGTATGCCCAAACACCGCGCATACTACGACCGAAAAGCAAGGGGGATGTGCGTCAACTGTGGCGCACGCCCCCCTGTTCCAGGCCGCGTCCTCTGCGAAGTCTGTCTGTCTCAGAACAACCGGGTTTCTAGGGACTACCGACTGGCGCACAGAGACGAGACAAACGCCAAACACCGTAAGGTGCGCAGCCTCTACAGAAACGCGGGAAGGTGTACGGAATGTGGGGTAGATCTGCAAGGGGAGCCCCACACAAGGTGCCCAAACTGTACTTACGCAAAAAATCACCCAGGATCAACCGCAGGCTCGTTGCACGGCCACAGTAAACTTACGATTTTCGCCGCGGAGAAAGTGCGACACCGTGTGAAACTAGCCCATGGAAGATGGAGGAAAGTAGAGTATGAGGTTAATAAGCCAACAAGTTCCAATGAACTTTAATCTGTTTCTGTTTTCGTGCACCCACTGGGGCAGCACATTCACGCACGAGAGCGGTTGGTCGCAACTGGTTGAGATGATCAACAGTCCCTACGCGGGGTTGCCAGCGTCTGCCAACTATGGGGTGCATCACGGCGACATGCTAGAGGGGCGCGAGATCAACCACCCCTTCTGGTCACTCGCAGGCAACACGAAAGGAGGAGTTATTCGCCAGTTCGATGAGTCCAAACGGCGCATGAAACCCATAGCTAAGCATCTCATTACCATGCTGCAAGGCAACCACGAGCTGGGGCTAATGAACCGTATCGGCGATGTTACGGCCTGGGTAGCTAAGGAAATTGGTGTTCTCTACGGCACTTACAGCGCTAAGATCTCCTTCGTCTCGAAGCGTGACGGCAGCTTGCTGTTTAAGCACTTTGCCACGCATGGGCGCAAGTCTATCACCTCCACGGCGGATGATGTTGTGCGCCGGGAGTCTAACATGCAGCTCGCGCTCAAGAGGCACCTAAAGTTCAAAGCCGGTGACTGCTATCTTATGAGCAAGGGTCACACGCACAGACTTTTCGTGGCCGAGCCCAAACCGGAACTTTATCTTAACGACGATATGCTGCGAGTGCGCCAGGGCTACACCTGGACACCGCCGAACGCTCCGTACATCGACCCTGGGCTAAGATGGTACACAAACGTTGGAGCGTTCTACAGAATGTACGGCAGTGACGTTGTGAACTATGACTTCGAGAAACCCGACGAGGGAGCACAGTCATCCTATGTGGAGACTGGTGAGTATGACCCCGCAGAGTTGGGATTCGCAGTGGTTATCGTGCGCGACGGCTCTATCCAAAAAATCAACACGGTGGTGGTGGACTGATGGAAGTGCTTGAACTCAAGGAAGAGCTGTTCGTGTCTAAGGGATCTGGCACTGATCGCACCATGGCCCAGGACACCGGCAAGATTCACCTGTCTGACGTGGCCCACTACATCGAGCACAAGATGGGTTACGCCAAGCGCACCAAAGGCACTGAGGCCTGGAGCATGGACCTGGCGGCTGAAGTGGGTTTCATGTGGGAGGATGTTCTCTCCCGCGCGTTTGCCGATCGCTATGCCGCCAGGATAGGCGAGTGCGAGCTGGATGGTATCGTGGGATCTCCGGATGGTCTGAGCCCCAATGACCCGCTTGGTAAAGAGATGTTGGTTAACGAGGAGTACAAAGCCACGTGGCGGTCAACGCGCAAAACTCCCACTGATATTTGGTACTGGGAGTGCCAGTTTAAAAGTTACTGTCACATGCTGGGGGTCTGCGTGTCCGTGGTGCGCGTGCTCTATCTGATGGGCGACTACAAAGGCAGCGGACCCCAGTACCGAGTTTTTAGAATGGAATTCACCCCCTTCGAGTTGCGGGAAAACTGGAAAATGATCCTGGATCACCGCGACGAGATGTTGGAGAAGGGATATTGGAACATTCACGATGCTTTGAAAGGAGAAGTGTAATGGCAAACATGGTGCTTGACACGTTGTTAAAAGGTGGTAAGTTCGTAGCCGCCACCAACGAAGTCAAGGCTCGCATGACAGCGGCTATCATAGCACGGGAGAAACAGGGCAAGACGCACCTGGCACTTACCGCACCGGGACCCATCGTGGTGTTCGACGCTGACTACGGCCTTGAGGGAGTTGTGGGCAAATTTGTGGACGCTGGGAAGAAGATCTACATCTACAGGATCGAGATGCCCAGCCAGGAAGAAAAGGATGCAGGCAAGATAGCCAGCGAGATATGGGACGAGATCAACGCGCTTTTCATTGACGTGCTGCGTAACCCCGAGGTGCGCACGGTCATATTTGACACGGCGTCCGAGCTGTGGGAAATTGCCCGGTTAGCCTACTTTGGCAAGCTGGAGCAGGTCAAGTCGCATCACTACGGTATGGTCAATGCTGCATTTCGAAGGTTTCTGAAGAAGGGGCTCGACAGCGACAAAAACATCCTGCTGCTTCAGAAGATGAAAGCCGAGTACCTGGACGATAAGCGCACAGGTAAGTACGAGATGTCCGGCTTCGGTGACACGTCGCACATTGTTCAGGCGCTGATTTACCCCAACCACTCGCGCGTCCAGAAGGAACTGCCGGATGGTCAGACTGTGGAGCAGGGGCAGTTCTACGTTGAGGTGCGCGACAGCCGGCACAGCCCCGAGATGATGAACTCGTTCTTCGTGGGCGAGCTGGCCACATTCCCGTGGATTGCTGCCAGCATTATCAAAGGCACGTCCCCGGACATGTACGAGTAGGAGGTGGGCTATGGGATTAGATTTTTCTGGTGGTACCGTGAAAGAGTCTCCTTACGTTACTTACAACGTGGTGATTACCACTCACGATGCTATGCCGTCATCCTACAAGGGCGTTCTTAGCGTGTTTGTCGAGAACGGTTTCCTGGAGTTGTGGCTGCCAGAGCGCAGAATTTACGTGAACCTTAACAACGTAAACACTTACTCAGTTAGAAGGATAGAAGCGGGGCAGCAAACCGACAACGTGCGGGAAATACCGGCGGCCAAGAAACGCCCTGAGGCGACCCCGGCGGACGACTTCCCAGGAGGTGAGAGCGCATGAAACTGTGGACATCCTGTTTCTGGACCCACATGACCGCGCCTAAGACGGTAAGTATCGCCTGGAGGACACCGGGGTTCTACAAAGGACCCTCCTATAGCAAGTTAGCACCCCCCAGGGACCTCGTTTTGGCCTACAAGGAGGGGACTTTACCCGAAGAGGTATACGAAGCCATATACCGGGGGGAAGTCCTCTCCAAGTTGACGCCAGGCATCATAGCAGCCGATTTACTCGATGGCACGGTGCTGCTTTGCTGGGAGCGGGCGGGATTCTGTCATCGGCACATTGTTGCGCGGTGGCTGCAGGAAAACGGCATCGACTGTGCGGAGGTGACATTTGACTAACGAAAATTTTCCACTGTTTGTTGATCCGCGCGTAGGTTCCCGCGACCTGGTCAAATATCTCAAGGTCCCGTCGGAGCTGACAACGTTGCGATTCGGCGACGTGTGCTTCAATGGCTACGGTCCTGATGAGCAGATCTGGTCGATAGGGATAGAACGCAAGAATATCAGAGACTTAGTCAGTAGCATGGACACCGGCAGGCTATCTGGTCATCAACTGATCGGCCTGCTGGATTTCTACCACGTGGTTTACATAGTTGTCGAGGGAATCTGGAGGGTGCATGAAGGACTTGTCGAAGTTCTCGCCGGACGAAATATGTGGCGGCCTCTTGGAGGAAATCGAGCGCGCCAATACTCTTACGCTGAGATCGCTAACTTCCTCAATACTCTGGCAATTATCACCAATGTCAGATTATGGTTTACCCCCACGGACGCTCAGACTGGTGATTGGATCAGGCACACGTACTTCTGGTGGCAAAAGAAGTGGGAGGACCACCGGGCTCACCTTAATTTCCAGAAAGCCCCTGACATGCCCAAACACATGAGACTCAGCAAACCCACGTTTGTGCAGCGGGTTATCAAGGAATGTTACGACGTGGGCTGGGAGCGCGCCGACGAAATAGCCAAGGTGTTTGTTAACATGGAAGAGGTGATGGCAGCTAAGCCTGAGGACTTTGTCAAAATCCCCGGCATTGGCAAGAAGCTTGCCGCGTCAATCTACGAGGAGCTGCATAGAAAATGAGAATAATCTCCGCCCGCTGGACTCCTCAAGGAAACGAGCTGCATGTTGTGTGTGATGAGTGCGGCTGCAACTGGTGGATTAGAGCGGATAGGTGGAACGTCCGGTGCCCATGTTGTGGAATTGCTGAGCGCATTAACGAAATCCGCGACCGATACCTGGAGGACCACACGAAAATGAAACGATACCTGGTGTTCATGGGCGACACACTTTATCCGGTGGGAGGTTGGGAAGACTACCAAACCTCATTCGCCGCGGTCGAGAACTGCTTTGGCTACATCGCCGAGCACATTCAGGACTGGTGGCACATAGTGGACAGCAACACCGGCAAAATAATCCACAGCTCCTCTTGACTTTTGAGAGATCGTGATTAACTTATAGTCTCAAAGGCGGCGTGCTCATCGTCCCTAGTTCTAATCTCCGGCTAGGGATACCTTGCCCGGTGGGCACGCCGCAACTCAGCTAACAAGCCCCCACGGTACCTCGCCAATCCTCCCGTGGGGGCAACAATATAAGGAGTCACCATGGAACAGCGTATTAGAGGTACCAAGTATCGTCTGGAGCCGGGTAAGGGTTTCGGGGCAGCGCGCTGGGGAGTGCTCAGCCTTAATGGCAGGACGGAAGTCGCTGCCGGGTTGATGTACGACCACGCCAAACAGATTTTCGATAGCTGCGAAGAGGCTGCAAAGGCACTCATTACCCCACACGCCACCCTCGACCCCCATATTATCAACTTCGAGGAAGAGAGCCGCGCAGAGATGCGCAACCGCAGACGAAGCAAAATGCGGTGGATACCACCAAGATAGGAGAAAGCGCTATGAAGCTTATTACGGATGCTGAGTTGTCCTACGTTCTGGCCGCAGAAAAGTATCGCGAGAAGCGCGAGCAGTACGTGGAGAGAATGGTCGCCGAAGGGTTTGGTATTATGACCCCGTCCGACAATGAACTTCTTCTGGACATCGACACCGAAGACGACTGGAAGTTTTTTCAGAAAGCTGTAGCTCGGCTGCAGGAGGAGTACCCACGTCTTCTGGTCAACTGGTCGGCATGGCCTTCCAAGAGTGGTCTTCCGAGGCGCCACGCGCTGGTAACAGTTCCCTTTGTAGTGGACGACGTGCAGCGCATCGCCTTCCAAGCCGTGTTGGGATCTGACCGGGTGCGCGAGATGTTGTCACTGTTTAGATGCCGGTGTGGGGACCCAGTACCCACTCTGCTGGCTGAACCACTCAAGACTGATTATATTTGGTAGGAGGATTAACATGCCTTACATCGACAAGCATCGACGTGTAGAGTTAGTCTGCCAGCCGCCGGCAACCCCAGGGGAGCTGAACTTCGAAATCACCCGGCTGTGCATCGACTACCTGGTTCGCTTTGGCCTCAGCTACAGTCACATCAACGATGTTGTTGGCGCTCTTGAATGTGCCAAGCTGGAATTTTACAGCCGCGTTGCGACTCGTTACGAGGACAAGAAGATAGCGGCGAACGGTGACGTGTACCCCGCGCTGTTTGTCAGCTAAGTAGGAGGGACTATGAGTCTTGATGTTACCCTACAAGCTTGGCGGCTTACTTCAGTGTACAGCGCGAACATCACCCACAATCTTGCAGCTATGGCAGACGCGGCGGGCATCTACAAAGCCCTGTGGCGGCCAGAGGATCTTGGAATAACGAAGGCTGCGCAGTTGATCCCGTATTTGCGGCCAGGGCTTGCTGCTCTAAAGGCTTCGCCTGCCAGGTTCAAGCGGTTCAATTCTCCTAATGGCTGGGGAGTGTACGAGAATTTTGTTCCGTTTGTGGAGCGCTATTTAGCCGCGTGCGAAGATAACCCGGACGCTGAGGTCTCGGTTTCCAGATAGCTAACAGGCACTCGCGGGATGGGCGAGAAACTTACCAACCTTTTACAACTTCGAGGAGAGGGGCGACTATGAAAAAGTTTCTGGTAATTTTGCTTTGTTTTCTTGTTATGGTGTGGTTCACGCCGGTGTTTGCAGCGCCAGGCAACAGTGGCAACAACGGCAACGGTGTCAGCGGCTCCCCTGGAAACCAAGGAAATGGACAAGGAGTGGGCAACGCTGGCGGCAGCCATGGTGGCCAGGGTAATAGCGGCGGGTCCGGCGGTCCTGGGCAAGGCGGAGGGAACGGCGGCAACGGAAACTCCGGTGGAGCAGGTAATTCGGACGGCGATGGTGGACCTGGGCAAGGTGGTGGTCATGGTGGTCATGGTGGTCATGGTGGTCATGGTGGTCATGGTGGTCATGGTGGACACGGTGGACACGGCGGCGGCTGTGATGGTGGTTCAGGTGACAACGGGTCTGGTGGCAGCGGGTCAGGTACCAGTGGGGCGGCAGCTCCTGCGGCAGCTCCGGCTGCAAGTGGCCCTGGTGTGGGAGGTCCTGGCGGACCCTTCAACACTCTCGACTGCAACTTCATGGACTGGATAAACGGAAAGTGCAAGTAATGAGCCGAGCCCTGTGAAACTTACCGAACATTGTTTTAACTGTGGCCTCTGCCGTACCAGACACAAGATCGTTTGGGGGCAGGGGCCTCAGTTTGCTCGTATTATGTTCATAGCCGAGGGTCCCGGCGAGTATGAAGATAATTCGGGCACTCCGTTTCACCCCGAAGCCAACGCAGGCCAGGAGTACGACCGCCTGCTAGGGACAATCAACCTCGATCGCGCCAACGTCTACACCACGAACACTGTAAAGTGTCGCCCGCCGGCCAACAGAGACCCCAACCCCGACGAAATAGCTGCTTGCCGTGGCTGGTTACTGCTCGAAATAGCCACGGTCCAGCCTAAAATCATTGTCACCGTTGGCGCGATCTCGACTAAGAATTTTCTTGGCGACGTAAACATGGAGGCTGTACATGGGATACCATTTCAGGTTACGCTCAAAGAGACTGACCAGGAAGTTGTCATCATTCCTGTGTACCATCCTGCTGCCGGACTTAGAAGCCCCGAGTATGCTCAGCTCTGCGCCATGGACTTCGCCAACGTCGGAGCCGTACTTAGAGGACGACTCAGCCCTGCACATTTCAGGGACCCTCTCGCCGGATCAGAGTCTTACGGCATACTTACCACCGAAAACGAGGTCATCGACGCCTTTGATCACTCACAAATGATCGCGGTGGACACTGAAACTCTTGACTGGAAGTACACCCCTTACATAGTATCTGCGTCCACGGCGCCGGGATCAGGCTACGTCATGTTTGCGGATAACGCAAAAGTTCTTGCGGTATTTGCAAGATTGTTAGCCGACCCGAAACGAACTACCCTGATCCACAACTGCCTGTTCGACATCTTTGTGCTTGAGAAGCTTGGCATCTACCCGGCTAACATCCACGACACCATGATCATGTCCTACCTATTACAGTCCGAACCTCAGGGGCTTAAACCCTTAGCATTCAGGTACTGGGGCATGGTTATGAAGGATTACGACGATATGGTGGCCGAGGCGTCGGCGGACCTGGCGACTGAGTATTTGCGCTCAGTGCTTGAGTATTCCTGGCCGAACCCCGATAAGATCCTAGAAATCAAGCCTGGGGGCATTTTCCACTACAAGCAGCCCCAAAACATAGCAAAAGTAGTGGCAAGAATTTTCAAGGATCTGGAGAAGAGCAAGATCGCCCGGTCTGATTTGTGGCGCCGGTGGCACAAGCTTGATCCCGACGAGACGGGCCGCAGCGTGGTCGAGGCTGCATTAGGTGCGATGCCTGCAGGCAATCTGTCGATGATACCCCAGGCAGACGCCGTGTGGTACGCCTGCCGCGACGCAGACGCCACGATCCGAGTGCATCCGTACCTCTGGAGCAGAATACTCGATACCGAAATGGTTGACGTGTTCCACATGGACATGGGGATCGTGCCCATGGTAAAGGACATGATAGCAAACGGCATCCAACCGATCCCCGAAGAGTTAGCCAGGCTGGGCAAGTATTTCGGGCGCCGCATCGAGGAGTTGGAAGCACAGATCACTGCGCTGAGCGGTGGACAGGTTATTAACGTAGGTAGCTACTTACAGGTTGCTGATTTGCTGTTCAACAAGCTGCGTCTGCGCACCGAGTTCAAACATGGGCAGATGACCACAAATGACAAGACCTTGGCAAGATTGGTGGCGCAACATCCCGTGGTGCCCCTGATACGCAATTGGAGGTCTTATTCCAAGCTAAAAAGCACCTACACCGACAAGCTGCCCAAGTGGATCGCCGAAGATGGGCGCATCCACACCAAAATCAAGATCACCCGCACCGCTACCGGGCGCCTGGCGTCGGCGGACCCGAATCTCATGAACCAGCCCACCCGAAGCGAGGATGGTAAGGCGATACGCAAGGCCTTCACAGCGCGCGATGGGTGCGTGTTCGTGAGCAATGACCTTTCACAGATAGAAATGCGCGTGTTAGCCCACGAGTCAGGCGACGCCAGGCTTATCCACATCTTTAGAAACGGCCTTGACATCCACTCCATGACGGCCAGTGGCATTTTCAAGCTGCCTGTGGAAGAGTTAGACGAGATGAAGCACCGCTACCCAAGCAAACGTGTGGGTTTCGGTGTGGTCTATGGCATTACCGCCGCGGGGCTACAGGAACAGCTGCTGATGATGGGGTTAGACCCCGAGTTTTGGACCATTCGCCGATGCCAGCAACTGATCGACGATTGGTTTAGCGTGTACCCTGATGTCGAAGTTTACATGGAGGATCTCGTGGCATTCGCCCGCCGGCACGGGTACGTAGTGGACCTGTTCGGACGGCGTAGATACTTAGCCACTATCAGATCGTCAAGTCGTATGGCGCGTGCTGAGGCTGCCAGGCAAGCAGGTAACATGCCAATCCAGTCCGGCGCTGCTGGTGTGTTCAAGACCGGTATGAAGAACCTGATCCCATATTACAGAGACTTCCAGGCGCAGGGGTATCACTGCGATCCGATCATACCTATTCACGATGACCTGGTGTTCGAGGTCAGCGAGGACATAGTCGATATTTGGGTACCTCTCCAACAGGATGTGATGGAGCACAGTGTCACGTTAAAGGTGCCGGTGCTATCCGACGCAAAGGTGGGTAAGATATGGGGCGATCAGAAAAAGTACAAG